CTAAAGGTGCGTGTTTCATTACATCACTATAATTAATAGAACCATTATATTCTTCAATCTCATATGTGCCATTTAAGCCATTCTTTATGATTGGTCTATATAATACTGCCATTGCTTTATTCATTGTATCCCAATCAACGATATACGTGTCTAAATCTGTATATTCACCAAATGTTATATCTTCTAAATTAGGAATAAAACCAAATTCAACTCCACCAAGTTTAAATCTATTAATAAATTTGTGTTGTTTAACATCAAACATATTAGTTAAATTCGTTGTAATATCTGTAACGTCTTTAAATCTTATTTCAGCTACATCTTTTAAATCTATATCACAAAATATTTGAACCATCTTTTGGTTTAAAAATTCATTGTCATCATTGCTTTTAACTATCTTTAAAAAGTTTTGATATTGTGAAAGTTTAATTTCTTTTAACTCGGTTGGAATATTTAATTCTAATTTCATTTTGTTTTTTTTATAATAATAATATTTTATTATAATTGTATTAAACTAAATAGCAAAGCTATTAAAAATAAAAAAGGTAACCATTTCTGATTACCTTAATTCAACTAACTATTTAACAAATCAACTTAAATTTCTTTTATATCAATACTAAAAAATATTCTGTTTGAATATAAATCTTTAAATATTTCTATTGCTTCTTCTGGTGTATTTGATTTTATTAAATCAACTTCAAAATCTTTTTCATCATTGTAACGATACCATCCAGATACTTTAAATGTTTTCATAATTATTTGTTTTTTGTTTTGACAAATATATAACATTTATTTTAAATAAGCGCTTGCGATTAAATACATTTCTTGCATCTTTCTAATTTCACCAATATTTCTTGGTAAGTTAATAACAACTTCTACATTCTTTTTGTGGTGAATATAACATTGTATTGTGGCAATCATTTGTCCGTAGCTCATAATTAATATATAAAATAGTTTCCTTTGTTTGGGTCTTCTAATTGACTCATTATAGCGTATCGCATAGCATCTATTGCGTGATTATAAGAATCAATTGGTTTGTTCATTTTAACTCCAGTCTTATCTGTTAACCAAATATAGTTTCTTAATTCATTTATTAAGTTCTTACTTCTTGATGTAACATAAACTTTGTTTTGATTCAGTAAATTAATACCATATAATATAGAATCTTTTCCTTTTGATACTGGAAGTATATTGTGTCCGTATTGATTTAATTCAGCTATTGATTTTGGTTCTGCACTATCAGCGTATATAATAGTATTCAAATCATTTGACTTTATTAAATTAGATATATCATTGTTTAATAAACCTTTTTTATAAATCAATTCATCAAATATATAAGCATCATTATATTTATACATAGCAACTAAACTTGTTGGGTCATTTGAATAACCAAAATCCATTCCAGCACATAACATTCTTGCATCTAATGGCAAATCTATTTCATTCCAATCAGTAATACAAACACCTTCTAAAGAACCAGTTTGACCAAGTCCATACACTTGCCACCAATTTGCCCAATACGTTGAAGTTAATGCTTTAATCTTTGCGCTTTCAATTTCTTTCACAATCGTATCTGATAATGCTTCATTGTCTAAATAAGTCAATGTTATAAAATCTACATTTGGTTGTGTTAGTATTTCTTTATCAACCCAAAATGATGAAGTAGGATTATAATCTAACCATATATCGGATGATGTTCTAATTGCCATTTGATAATAGCTTTCAAAATCAATGTTGTTACACTCATTAACATAAAGAATGTTACGCCTTGCACCTCTTAACTTGTCTGGTTGGTCAACACTAAAGAACTCAATATAACTTCCATTTGCAAATGTATATTTTAATGTGCTTTTATTAAATTGGTCATCTTTATATCTATTTAAAGACATCATTATTTTTAAAAAGTCTTTCAATGCTCCTCTTCTTAAATGTGGTATTGATTCTGATACAACGCTAATCTCTAACATCGGTTCTTTTATTGCTTTGTCAATTAATAAAGGAAGTATTCCAAATGTTTTACCAGCTGAAGTACCTCCTCTAATAACTTTAATACGTTGCTTTAAACGTAATAACTTCTTAATTGCAGTAGTTAATATAAATTCCATAAGATAATCGTTTAAATATCATCTAAAACGTCTACATTGAATATAGGTTGTTCATTAGTTACAATTATATCTTTTGTTTCTCTTGGTTTACCAGCATAGTAATTATAAAATAATTGAGTGAATTTAAAATCTCCGTTCTCTAATCCTTTTTCTAATGCCATAAATGCTAATGGTTCTAATGCAGATAGTTTCTCAATCAATGCAACTTCTTCTGATTTAGACTTTCTACCAGCACCTTCTCTTTTACCTCCGTAATTACTTTTATTTTCCATCTTGATAAATTTTGATTATTCAATTTGAATTAATAATAAATTTTATTTATAGTTGTTTACCATTTAGTTTCTCTTGGACAATTCTTTGAACTTTCTTTTATCCAGTTATATAATTTAATCATTAGTTGTTTCATCTTATTTATTAGTTTTACTTGCTATATAATCTACTATCCAACTTAATACTTCGCTGAATCCTATCACTGCAAATATTGTAATTATCATTATTGCTTCCATATCTTATTTATTTTTATAATGTATTCCATCGTTACCGTTTTGTCCTATTATATTCATTCTTTCTTCTTTTGATTCATCATACCAAGTTTCTTGTTTTATTTTATTCATATGATAAAAAGCATCTAATCTAACTTTAATTAAATCGTATTTTTCAGTTTCAAATGTATCATTCATTAATTGATTTAACTTTTCAATAATATCAAATTTATAATCTTTTTTAGATTCTAACATTAATTTATTATTTTTTTCTTTTAACGTTTCAACTGATTCAGTTAATCTGTTTATTTGTGCTAATAGTTGTCTTGTTTCAAAACTTAAATCTGTATTCATTTCTTCTTCTATTTTAAAATACTTTAATATTTCTTTTCTATGATTTTTTAGTTGTTGATTGTTGTTTTCATAAACATCATAATTTTTTAATAAATGTATTATGTTTGAATGATTCATTCCTAAAGTATCACCTATTTTTTCAAAAGTTAATTTAGGATTTAATTGTTTAATTAAAAAACAATATAATGCTCTTACTTCTACTACTTCTCTTTTACGAGTTCTAATTGCTATATCTATATTTGTTTCTTGAAGTATTATTTCTTTTAATCTGTCTGTTATTTCCATTATTTATCTTTTACAAATGTTCCATCAACCATTTTACCTGTTCTTTTATTAATTACATTATAAGCACTTAATATACAGTCTTCAATATTATATCCTGCTAATTTAGATAAGTTAGTTAGAACAACTACACAATCTCCAATAGCATCTATTATTTCTTCTTTATCATTAGTTAATAAAGCTTTTGCTAATTCTCCAGCTTCTTCTTGCAATTTAACATACTGGGTTTTTACATCTCCTTTTTTAAATATACCTTTTTGTTTTGCCCAATTTCTAATGTTTTTAAATATTTCTAATTCGGTTTGTTTTTCATTAGCTTTAATAAAATTAAGCAATGCTTCAATATATATAAATCTTTCTTTACTATGTTGTGAACCTGCATTATTTTTTAATATCCAATTTATATTATCTTCATTAAATTCTATATGATCTCCATTTAATAATTCTACTAACATAGGAAATTTATACCCTGTTAAATTGTTATCATTAGTTCCTTTAAAAGTAATTGTTCTTTCTGTTAAATGCATAAATTTACTCATTGTTTTTTTGTTTTTATTAATCATTAATTGTAAATACGAATTTTTATCTTGTTTATAGTTAAATTTGTTTTGATAATATACTTCTAATTTAGATGCTTTACTTAATATATTAGTAGTTGCTAATATTTCATAATTTTTATATCCTTGAGTTAGTTCGACTCTTAATTTTAGATTGTTAGTACATCCTATCTTTATTCCTTCTATATGATATATATAATACATTATACGGCCACTTCACAAGTTATTAATGGGCCACTAATATATTCTTCCATAATTAATTTTTTATTATTATATTTATATTTAGGCAATTTATTAATTGGTTGTTTTAAATATTCTATAACAGAATTTATTTGATTTTTATAAATATGAGCATCAACAATTTGTAAATCTATAATGTTTGCTTTTAAATTTGTTTGTTCGCTTATATACAATAATATTTTAGAAAATAAAGCTATATCATATGGTATTCCAAGAAATAAATCACCAGACCTTTGTACAACAAACATATTAAGTTTATCTTTATTAACAAAAAATTGGAAATATAAATAGCAAGGGGGCAGTGCCATTTGATTTGTTTGTATTGGATTCCACAAAGATATTATATGCCTTCTACTATCTTTATCGTTGTTTAATGAATCAATAACATTTTCTAATTGATTTATATTACTATCATTAAAATTTATCATTTGATGGCCGTAAACAGGTCCTAAATTACCATTAGCATCCGCCCAAGCATCCCATATTTTTATATTATTATCTTGAAATCTTTTAATATTAGTTTCGCCGTTAATAAACCATTCAAATTCAGTATTAAAAACCTTAGGGTATATTTTTCTACCTGTTAATATAGGAAACTTTTTAGATATATTTATACTTAAACTTTTATTAAAAATCGAATAACTTCCTATTTTAGTTCTATCGTTTCTTTTTATACCTTTATTTAAACATTCACTTAATATTTTTCTATAATCTTTTTCAAATTTACTCATTTTTATTATTGTTTGAATTGTTTAATGCTGCTATATATCCAACGCAATCAAGCATCGTGTCTTCTTTTATATTATAAGCCATTCTACTTATTTTTAACGCTATCATACATTTATAAAAATCTTCTTTAGTTATTTCTTTATTGCATAATATAGAAGCAACGGTAGCCGCTTTTTGCATTGATTCATCAAATGGACCATATACACGTTCTTTTTCTTCTGAACGTAAATTAATAATTTTATTAGCTTCTTCTAAAATATTCATATTTTTATTTTTTAATTTTTGTAAATATACTTATTAAGTTTTTATAAAACTAATTTATTAGTGTTTATTTAACTATTCAATTTTTAGTTTTAATAAGTTCCAGCATTCAACATATCTTTGCTTTGCTTTTCCTTTGTGTATTGTTTTAAATAATTCATAAATCTTTTTAGTATATTGATATTTACTTTTGCAATTTACTAAATACTTTTCAGCGTATTTTTTACCATAACCTTTGCAGTAGTTTACATTATCAGCAGTATCTCCAATTATCATTTGTTCGTAAAAATTATACATTGCTTCTTCTTCAGATATATCATAAATAACTTTATGTTTAGCGTGATAATTATACATCAAACAAGGGAACTGTTTATAATCTTTATCTATTGAAACTATTATAACATTGTTTCTTCCTATTTCATTTGATAATTCAAACCAGTATTTAGCTACAACGTCATCTGTTTCGCAACCATAACCCCAAATAGAATTATATTGTTCTTTTACAAATGTATGCATTTCATTTAACAAAGGAGGCAA